TAGTGAGGCGGCTATAATCGTAATGCTTCCTGTAAGCACATTACCGATCATTCCGTTACTCGTGCATACAACCGGAACATCTGCCGATACCACGCCGCTCGGGAGAATATATGCCGAGGAACTGGCCTGCCATATCGAGATGGACTGATCTTCTGTAACCGAAAAGGATAGAGAGCCATCGGTGGTTTTAACCAAAGTTCCGACGGGTAACGTAGCCGGCAGATTAGTGGTAAATCGCGAAAAAGTCACAATCCCCGTAGATGCGATAGCCGGGAGACGCGTCAATCCAAAATCCAACATCCATGAATCCAAGTCCGGACCACTGGATGTAGATGCCCGAGTCGATTGTAGGACTTGAACAAGAAGCCACTGCAGCCAAAGCACAACAGACGCGTTGGCTTCAAATATAGCACGAACTACCGATCCAACCGATACGTCGATTACGTTGCTAGCTGAACTTTGTAACGCCGCGCCCATGTCCTCAATGAGTTGTGAAAATCCCTTGAGATTGAGAATCATAGCCTATCCACCATTCGAAACGACTAATTGAACCGGTGCCAGGGACGAAGGATCAGCGTAAGTGATCGTGACGAAGACGTATCCATTAGTGGCATCAGCGATACGGACTTTAATCTGTGGAGCCGGGATTGCGGGTACCGCAGTCTCTAGTTCCAGTTGCTGTCTAACAATTGCCTCTATATCGGCGGGTCGCATAGGGACACCGACGAATTGGCCCAATCCGCCGCCGTAATCGAGGTTCCAAAGATAGTCCCCCGCATTGGTGAGGAGGCGTCGGCACACCCGTTGATTAACCGCATCAGAGCCACTCGCGATAGCCAAATCGCCCCTGCTGCTTACAGCAAGATCGGCACCCCATTGATGGAAAATATCATTCATTTATATCAGTCCGAAGGAGTTGGAGCGCTGGTCGTTCCGTTCGAAGGTGTCGAATGCGTATGGGAATTGTAATGCGCCCGTAGACTTGACACAGCGCCATGTTGATCATAGACGTCGCCTTGAACATGAAGGTCACCATTCACTCGAATGGTTCCATCATTGCATAGTTTTAGGAAACTCCCGCTCTGATGGACCAGCCAAAATTCCCCTCCTTGGGCTACCGGTGGTGCTTGTTTTGTGGAGAAACTGCGGCCAATGATGATACCCTGTTCCATGTCACCCTCTTGCGGAACGAGCAGTACCTGATCGCCGGGTGTCGGGGGACAAATCATACCCCAACCATTTCCGACCCACTGCGATAGTACCGGGAGCCAGCCGGATAAAACGTTTCCTGGTTGTATGAGAACCCGGGCGGCGCCGCTTTGGTTGTTGACTGAGGTCACGGTGCCAAATTTGATCTGGCCCATTGATTGATCCAGGTCAGCGGCGTGCGATTTGATAGCATTTGAGAGTCTTTCACTCATCTTGCATTATGCCTCATCCCTAAACCACCGGAATCTTACTCAGACTGCAGTCGCTCGGATAATCTGGCAGCTGCCTGAAGTTGTACTGAAATGGCGCTCGATGTGATCGATTTGATATGTCGTATCGAGCGGTGATTCCGTCTCATCGATTAATATCAATGCTCTCGGCGAAAGTGACACGTTCCATGGCATTTCAATATGCATGACGGTACCCAATCGGTGCAATTCTGCAGCAAACCGCGCAGCAGTATCCGAGACCTGTTGCGACGTGAAATTTGAGGCGGAGAACAGAAAGGGTTGAGTGTTCGTATTGGTGATAGGCTGTGTTGTATCCAAGTCACCCCCAGTCGCGTTGCTCGCGTAGGCAGCCATATTCTGAGAGTTCCAGGACTGAACGAGAGCATTTGCACCCGATGAAATGCACAGGTTTTGCTCAAAACGAACGGTTTTGACATTTCGGAACGGTATGCGGACCGGCATTTCAGCCAGGAGGTCGGGCGGTTGAAAAAACAGTGACGTGCCTTGGACAAAGACATCAAACCCATTTTCTCGTGCGAGTTGGACCAATAAGTCCCAGTCCGAGCGTAAACGAGAAAATTGTCCGATAGACAGCCGAGTATATCCATCGTCATAGTAACGTCCTACGATATCAGACGTTGGCGTGACAATTGGAATTAAATTGTGGTTCTCCGCTATTGTTGTTGCTACCTCCGAAGCCGTCTGATTTACGAAATCTTGCTGTCGATAAGAATCAATCAAAGTGGACGATAAATCCCTTCCCGATATCGAAACAGTCATTCTTATCGGGTCGATGCGGACGATATCGACCATCCCGGTCACCAGATCCTGTTGTTGCAATCCCAACGACGAGGCTAATGTGATTTCCACATATGCCGATGAGAGCGTTGACCAAAAGCTTACGTCGCTGAATGGTGGGGGTCCAATGGCAAAGGTGAGTGCGTAGGTGTCCGCAGAAAAGCAATTGCTCGCGATGATAGAAGCCTGTAGCAGTCCCTGAACCGGGGTTCCATCGAGGAGCACCTGGATTGCTATTCCGAATGAGGAAGATATGCCCATTTATTGAGGGCCAATCCCGTCCGCAAATGTTTGCGAATAGGCCGGTATGGCGATCCGATTCGTGCCAGCCAGCATCGGATCAATCAAATTGTTTGCACGGGCAATGTTAATCCATTCCAATGCACTACCAAGTTGTGCTGCGGCTATCTCAAATAGATTGCCCCCAACTGCGGTAATAGTTTCCACTCTAGCAGTTTGGGACATCTATATTCACTCCAATTCTCCCGATGTAGGACCTTGCATTGACTGCCCCTGCCAACAGTCCCGCGCTTATAACCGCGGAATTCAGGTTTTGACTATAGCTTTCAGCGCCTGCATATGGTCCGAGTGGGATCGTGACGAGCGCAGATTGCAGTGTGATTTGGCTATTGATCGTCTGCAGCACAGTCGCTATAGCCGAGGAAGCCTGACTTTGGCTGGATGTCCCGATCGTCATAGCGTTTGGGGTGAACAGAGCAGCCTGCACGGTGGAGAGAGATAAGCCCGACCCCGAAACTGCTGTGAGGGCATTCCCAAGGTCTGTCGATATCGAGGACAAAATCGTCGACGCTGCCGCCTCGACTCCGGACTGATGCGCGACTACACAGCTAATCTTGTAGCGGATCCACCACGGACTATGATAGTCCACGACAAGGCTCTCGACCACGACACGACGCCTGAAAGTCTCCCAGGTGAGCCAGACAACGGTGCCGGACAGCCGTAAGTTATCGAATTCGCGCACCCGAGATTCTGCGGAAGGTCCTGTAAATGTCCCCTCGAAGATAATCTCGGCGTCATCGGGTCCTAGTCGTTCGACGAGTCTCCCCCCACCGGCCAGGTGATGGATGACCATCCGCTGGCGACCACCAAAGCGGATTGATTCCGGGACTTCAAAACTATGAAGACTGATCGAACCGATCTGTATCGGTGAATCCTGCAATTTAGTGCACTTCCGTGGAAAAATCTTTATCGTTGCGTCTGGCGGACACACTCAAAATGGAGCAATGCGACTTCGCGGGACGTTTGCGCGGGGATCGACAGCGGTCATTCCGGTCGTCGGCGTTCCCAGCGTATTCTCCAGATGTTGAATAGCCCATCTTCCGAGTACAGAGCCGTCGATATGGATCGTAGACACATTTGATCGACCGGGATTTTCGCCGTTGGTCGGGGCACCGCCCGGATTTTCGGAGGCAATCTGCGCGTGATTGGCAGGGTTACGACTGTAGAAGGATAAACCGGCGCCGGAAACGGGGGCCGTTGCCAGAATTGTGTCGCTGGTGGCAATCGCGGCGTGTCGGTCCAAATGGTTGGTGGTCCCGCCATTCCTATGCATTACTGAGATATCGTGACTTGGGGGTGCGAGCGATAACCGAGATCGACGAAGTGCGTTGCCAAAGGCCAAGTTTTCCGGCTTGCGGCGAGTCGGCGGATCAGTTGGTTCGTTTTGCGACCCAGCAAGTGGAGGCATCGGAGAGCGTCTGACAACCTGGGTCCTTGATAAAATTGGGTTTGAGGTTGGTGACGTTTTATGTTGGGAAGCTTCAAAAACTGAATTCGCTAGAAGCATAGGCAACAAGTTGCGGACAGACAGGAGACCAGTATCCCCGTGAAGGCGGGTCCTAGGTCTATGCACTGGACTTAATTCTGCCATGCACCGGTTTGGAGGAACGAATCGGGAAATTTCCATTGTGTGTGTGCGAATGGGCGGGGTAAAGACCTCTGGACTTCTTAGTCCCTCAAGACGGGATCCAACGAGGCGTTTCAAAGGTGCGATTGACTGCGTCTGGAAATTAAGTATCCGCTGAAGATTAACATACCAAGCTATCCGGGCACCATCCGCTCGTATTCTTTCCTTCAGAGGCATGGGAAATTCCCCAATTTGGGCTTATCTCTCATTTGTGGCTTGGCGAATCCAGTCGAACGCGACCCAATCGAACGCGTGACCATCGAGGATACCGAGCGCAATAACATAGGCTGCGCGGTCGCTATCGGAGAGAGAGAATGCAACGTCGAACGGCACCCCATTCCGAACAAGGTAGAGGCAATCGATTAGGACAGGGTGCCTGGCAAGTTTCCCACTTCGGATTGTCCAACTGGGCTTTCTTCTTGAGCGTTGATTGAGTCGACAATGGCTGCAAGGCCATCATCGCCCAGCCGATCAATCAGATTTTCGATTTGCGGCTCGGTCGTCGGTGGAGGAACTGGTATTCCATCGATTTCTACGACCGCAAACGCAAGTCCAGCCAGCGACAACCACGGTTCATTTTGGGCAAGGAGCGGGCCTGCCGCCTTGAATAGCCTGAGCGTGTCCAGCGCCGCTAGTCGCCGCAGCGTCAGACGCCGTCCTTGGGCGTCAATGGTCACAAAAGTCTTGGTAGCCTCGCGGATAATGGCCTGCGTTGCATGCATCAGATGCGCCTCTTTCTAGTGGCATAAAACTCCATTTTCTGCTTCACACTTGCATCACCCTTCCACGTGCCGGCGCTGGATAACTTGAAAACTACGCCGTCAAACTGATAAGTGGAAACGGAGCTGTCAGTCTCCGTGATGTATTGATACATTGTGCCGGGTTGCATGCCCCCGCCGTTGTAGAAATCCTGCTCCAGAGCGGCGATGAAGTCGTCTAACGCCGACGTGCCTCTCTCCACATCAAAGCTCCCCTCCCAGCCCTTCGGAAGCTCAGCTCCTAGCTGTGTTCCATCAAGGCGACTAATCCGGACCGCGCTCGTAATCTGATGGCTCTCAAAGCCTGTGACGTGGTCAATATCGACTCTCCCATCAGGGCCCATCACGACGAGTTGGGTATCCCGCCCAATCGAAAATGCTGTCAGTGCCACGGCATTATCTCCTAGTTAACCCGTCCGGTCGGCAGAGTCTGGCGGGAAACCTGTACGGTCTGCCCGCCCTCGACATTTACAATAAATCGTTCGTTGATGGCCTGATACTGGATCTGCGAGTCAGACTGAACATACCCAAGACTAGTGCGCGATACAGGATTGTTGCTAGTATCGCATATGACCGTAAATGGAAGAGAACCATCTGTGCTGCCAAGTAAGCCTTGACCAAACATGTTATTTAAAAACGACAGCTGGGTGGATCTGATTTGTTGGAACAAATTACTGTTGACCACCTGGCCCACGTATTGGCCCATCCCAGCCGCTAAGGTCTCAGCAATGTAGTTCGTCAATCGGGTGTAGTTGTCTCCGTCTGTAGCTGGGTCCGAAGACGTGTTGTGGCCTCCACGAACACCCCAAAACGAGCCACCCGGCTGCGGATTGCAAATTAAATCGATCCCTGCACCCAATAGCGCGCTGAGGTCTGCCGTGGAGTATGTAGTATTTTGACCTGAACCCGGTGTCCCATTACTCTGACTGCCTATAATTCCGTAGATCTGCTTATTGAGACTCGACTGTTCCGGTGAAAGATTTGCCAGCCGACCTGCTGCGAAACCCTGAGGTGAGACGAGACGAATTGTGTTGTTTACCTGGTCCGACCACCACAGCCAGTCGCCAAACATCAACTTCGCCGCATAACTGTCTAAGCCGGCGGCGGCTATAGTGGCCACCGCGTTCGTGATCGTATCACCTGCGGGGGTTGTGAGGATCATATATATGCCCTCTTCTAGGCCGAAGCCTGCCTGGGTGCTCCAGGTCGTTGAGTCGGCGCAATCAGCTAGCAGGGCCAGACCACACCCCTGTCCGCGTAATGCGTACATGCCACTGCGAGTGGGGATGTCGGCTCCTACCAATTGGCTGCTGCCAACCTGCCCTGCTCCATCGGAGCCTGCACTTGAAGAACCTAAGCTCAGCGAGAACGGTGCTGGCGATGCTGTCGTGCCACCGGCGCTCGCTATAATAAGGTGGGATGGACCTCGTTGCGGACCAAGCCCGGAATTTACCGCGGTGGCCAACGCGGTCCAGAATGCCGCGCCATTCCCGGTGAGCCCGTCGTAGACCTCTGGTTCAAATCCGGAAAGCAATACCGATAGCTTCCACGTGTTCGGCTGGGAGCCAACCCCAAGTGTCAACGTAATGGCATTGCCCAGAGATCCGGTATAGATTGCCGTGAAGCTGGCATTGGAACCGGGAACCGTGCTGGATGCGGCGGCGTCAGTTCCGTCTGTCACTCGGACGCAGCGGAAATTCTGAGCGCCTTGCTGGACGGCCGTGGCCACCTGAGTACCCATATCGTATGTTCGGGGAACAATCGTGCCAAATTGCTGGGCATAATCGGCCATCGTGCCGACAATAGTGGGCTCGTCGACAGGGCCCCAGGGAGCTGTGCCAACAACTCCAAGGATGTTCGTTGGGACACCATTCAGAACCAGGTTCTGCGGCGGTACAATCTGGACATAAAGATCCGGGACGATCAGAGATGTCGTGTTGACGGCGCCCTGTTGGGAGATTGGCATGCGGGCTATCCTCTCGACGCGTCGGGCGACGCGACCTTTATGACAAACTTTTTGTGTTCACTCGATAGAATCTCGGCGATTTTTGCAGCATCAAAAATGATATTGCCCCTCGCAAAGTTCAAAAATGGCTTTGCCACCACTAGATGATGTGTCATAGGAAATACCTAACCATATTTTATATTGCCATTTATCGCAGATGCACCAAAGAGCATAGAGGGCTGCATGAATGTCGTGATCGTCGCATATTCAACCATGTATACTAAATCGCGGCGATAGAGCAAAGCATTCTGAGCTTGATCATAACTTTCCGTGTTTCTATAGATAACCCTGGCCTTTGATTCGTCGGAAACATTTAGAAAGCTGATTTGATCTAGTGCTGAGTCGATTGCGGCAGCTACAGCGTCTCGAATTGGTGGGGTTGGACACCAGCATATAATACGGATATTTTTCTCTTGCCGCCGGCTCTCGAACGATGCTGAACTGTCGGAGACAACGCGCACCTTAACCGATCCAGCACCGGGTATAGTGATTGTTGCGCCTTGGGTCGTTGCCGAACGCCCCGACTGAATCAATTGGTCGAGATTTGAAGCGACAAGATCTACGGTGTCACCCGGCTTGATGCGGTAAGCATAGGCGGAGCCGTCGATTAATGCACCAACTACATCGCCAACGGTCGGACTTCCCGATACGGTAATCATCTGATCCGCGGTCGCAATTTCTGCGCCCGGTTCGGAAATCACGGATTCCCACTTTGGCAAATAGCGGGTCGTTGTATGCCCTGATTCGTTATCTGTTACGATGGTAATGTTTACAACACCTGCACTTAGATCTGCGTTTAGTGTGGCTGAGTTTGGCCATCCTCGATAGATGCGGCAGAGTGAACCCACAATACTCGATTGGGTGGCACCGTCGGGGTATAAAATTAGCGTCACGGAATCCGCGAGGGCTTGCTCAACGTCTGAGATATCTGCCATTTAGGTGGTCGCCATTTTCGCGGCAATCCGCCAACCCAGATCAGTGAGTTCCGCACCCGATATGACCGCGGTTCGAAGCAAGTCATCCGTAATTAGATCACCTGGTGAGAGTATGACGGAGTCGATCGCCGGCAGCAAAATGTTCCAATAGGGGATGACCTGATCGGTAGGCAAGTCGGTAGTTGATGGGCTTGATCGAGTCTCGCCAAGGACACTTGCTGGCCATGCCTCCATTAATGTAATTGAGCTTCCTGAGGTGTATCCACCATACGCGTTCTTCGCGGTATTCGTTTGCATGCCAGGCCGCGCAATGGAGATGATCCGATTGGTCTTGACGCACAATATCGGAAGCAAAGGCGCCTGCGAAGCTAGGAAGAAGATTCCAGTCTCAAGCACCAGGTAATCTCCGGTCCGGGTGTAGCTACCGTCAAAAATTCCATGCCACAGCGCGTCGCCGTAGACGTTGGTTCGGCCTTCACTACCTTTTGCCGACAGAAAAGCTGCACGTAACCTTAGGAACCGGTTTTGCTTATCCACCGGGTTCATAGGCCCGTTCGGACGGAACGCGTCGGCAGACAGTCCGATATGACGTGCCGACATCCCGGCGCCCATGTACAGGCGGTCCTGTAGCATTTGGCCATTCATCGCTTAGACAATCAAGTTAGGCGTGCTACTCGTGAGCGCAGGCCCTGTTGGAATGCCAAGAAAGCCACAGAGGCGCCGCCTCCATTCGTCAAAAAGGCTCATTCGATCTGCCAATTCGTCCCTGTTCCTTGTCCACATGGACGCCTCATCAGTATCCAGGTTCTCTGATGCTGCCGGCACCGCCATCTCGAGCATAGTGAGGTTTCCTAAATAGCGACGCGCGACAACAAGTTCTGAATCTGACAGATTTGTAAGCCGATATTCCAAGAGTCCGTAAATCTGGAAAAAGCGCCACGACTGCATTCCGCTAGGGGATGCTCCATAAGCTGGATATCCGCAGAACCGCCGGATATCCACCTTCTCTGCGTCCGTCATAGGGTTCAAATGAATGATCCATCGCCGCGGCTGAATAAAACGCTGCCTGATCCCGAGGGTGAAATTGCGGCTGCATATGAGATCAGGCTATTGACCGACAGAATCAGCCTGTTGCCGGCTAGAATTGGCATGTCGGCGGTCGAGGCCGTGACTGTCGAATCGGATCCAAACCGGATATATGCGAGAGCGCTGGTCGTGTTGGTTACAACAACCGTGTCGCCACCGCCTGATAGGGGCGCATTTGCGGAAACGCTACCAACGGATATGCTGATCGTGCCGGTTGGGCGGAACGGACTTACAGAACCTAGCGGCATCGCGACGGGGCTCCTTTTTATCCGATGTGTTCCACAATGACGGCGCGCTTGTAGGCAGCGTTCGTCGCAGTGGGAACTGTCGTCGGGTTGGTTGTTGTATCCGAAGGCGCGCAGAATCCACCAATCCAATACCAGGACTGGGCGATGATTTGCTGTAGGCGATCAATTGCCTCACGCGTCACCATCGCAATGCCATCGACCATTGTGATTATCGAATCGGCCGGTGCGACATCTGAAGCCGCCATCCCGGCGAAGTCACCTTCGATCAATGCGCCTTGACCACAGATCACTGGCCGACGAATTGCCAGGCCCGACAGGATCGGATGCGGCTGGACAAAGGCTTCGGTTGTGGGGACAAAGCGCAAGCCAAGAAAGTCGTTTGTCATGCCCCGCTTAAAGACTTGATTGGCGGAAGTGGCTCCCTGGAACAACTGTTTGAAATCCGGGTCGGCGAAGAGTTGGCGGGACGAGATCGGATCGAGATAGCAATTGTATGCTCCGTCGATTTCAGGGACTGCATTCAGGCGCAGTTTGGCGACGGCATCCAGGAGGTTCGACATCGTCAGCGTATCCGATGCCATTATCAACGAAGTATTTCCCCGCTGCGACGGGCGCACAATTGTTGATCCACTGGCAGCAGTTACGGTGTTACCTGCCGTCCCGTCCGAGACGGACACGCTTGTGGCGAGTGTTAGCACGCCGGATACGCCTATGGGTGACGTGGAGACGTTGGTGGTATCAATCGCAACACCAACGAGCGTGTAGGAATCCGACCCGATAGTGACCGTCATTGGCGTCGTGCTACTGACAGCCTGCTGGACGCCGTTTACGAATACAGTTTGAAAGCCACGTACATCGTCCACGGCGACCGCCGGACCGGCGCTGGCAAGGGTCGTATGGACCCGGGTGTTGCCCCCCATGTAGGCTCCAAAAAGCGCATTCCGGCTCAGTTCATCAAGGCTGCGGGCAGCCTGCTCACCGTTCACATATGCGTTCTGGAGAAACTGTGAAGCGATGCCGACCCGTTCGGTGACGACGTTGAGGTCTGTCGTAGCGGCGTAGAGATTGATACCAATCGTGTATTGCTCCACGCCCCAGGTGGTTACAGTTAACCCATTGTCGAAGTTTGTGTTCGTCGCAGGGGCTAGCGGCGTCGTGACGGACGGTTTCAGTCCAGCTCGGGTCTTGGTTAGCGTTTCGCCAATGCCCACCGCAACCGTTACGCGGTCGGCGCACGCGCGATAGCCAAGGCGTGATCGCAGGGCCTGTGCGAATTCCCGTTCGAGGAACCCCTGCTGGATGATTGGCTGAAGTGAAACAGGGAAATTCTGGATACCCATTAATCGTCCTATCTTAGATGTGCGACCGGCGCCGAATGTGGCGAACGATCAGAATTGGTATTTGGTTATCGCCGTCCGCGCCGCTGCATATTCGTCGTCAGTCATTTCCATAGCCATTTTCTGACGCGTTGGTTGTGATGCCGGGGCCACCGTCGCGCTTGAGGAAGAGGTAACCACGAATAACCACGGCTTGTTGCGCTTGAGATCATCCATCAGTTTGCGACCACCGATAATCCTGTCGTCGCTGCCCAGACGCACGGCCGAGAGGTCGATCAACTTTAGTCCGTCAAGGTCGAT